AATTTTTTAAACAAGTGAGGAGGTGATGTAGGTTTACAATAGATGTGTTACGAAACGTATCACATCTATTTTTTTATGCCTAAATCCGAAAAAAATCGGAAGTAGGTATGCAGGGGGTAAAGGTTAGTATTACCCTTTACCCCCTATCGCACAATCGCACAAGCAGGCAGTAAGGCAAGTAAACACGCCGTTTACGGCTGTGCGCTCATATGCAAAAATAATCGCACACGCACAAATATTATTGCACAGAGGTGAAAAATAATGCCGAAACAGTCTTGTAATTGGTGTTTTACAATAAATAATCCGTCAAAGGTCAAGACCTGCGGTGAAAAGGATAAATTTAAAGACCTCACATTTGATACTGACGAAAAGGTTATAAACTTCATTATGCAGTATGAGGAAGTAAACTATTATGTCTTTCAGCGTGAACGAGGTCACAACGAAAACACTGAACATATTCAAGGATTTATTCAGTTTAAAAACCGCAAGCGTGGCACTACCTTGCAGAATATGTTTCCACCTCAGTTCTTTCACGGTGAGTTCGCCAACGGCACAGCACAACAAGCAAGCGACTATTGCAAGAAGTCAGATACTCGCATAGGCGAGGTGCAGGAGTGGGGCGAACTACGTGTAACAAAAGGCGGTAAACAGCTTACAAATGAAGATATACTGCAACGCATAAAAGAAGGTGCTGACGATATCAGACTTCTTGAAGAATTTCCGCAACTCTGGAATCAAATTGACCGCCTGCAAAAAGTCCGTGATTTATACGTTTTTGATAAATGGCGAAATGTGTTCCGTGATGTTCATGTCACATATATCTGCGGACAATCGGGAACAGGTAAAACAAGAAGTGTTATGGAGCAATACGGCTATGATAAAGTTTATCGTATCACTGACTATAAACACCCCTTTGACAGCTACCACGGACAAGACGTTATTGTGTTTGAGGAGTTCAGAAACAGCCTACCTATTGATAATATGCTTAACTACCTTGACGGTTACCCTCTTGAACTTCCTGCAAGATATATGAATAGGATAGCTTGTTTTACAAAGGTGTACATCATATCAAATTGGAACTTTGAAGAACAATACACCGCTATTCAGCACAAATATTTTGAAACGTGGAACGCCTTTGTTAGACGTATCGACAAGATAGTTACATATAAAGACGGCATGATATTTGAGGAAATTGACCTCAAATCATATAAATTGAAGTATAATCTTGATAAAGATGAAAACTTACAACCATAATGAAAGGACGAATGAAAATGAAAAACTATGACAATCCGAAAATGTTCCGTGATGAGGCAGACAGCCTTGAAAGGTTTGTGCTTTCCCACCAATTTCTCAAGTCGTATCTTGACAGCTATAATATTCATATGGCTAAGTATTTTCTTAGCGGTGAATATGAGTGCAGGAAAAAGGCTCTTTATTTCAAGAAGAAAATACAATCGTGCTAGTTGTACAATGTGTACAAAAAAACGCCCTTAAAAAATATAAACATACGAAAAAGCTTGAAATGTATTGACATTATGCTTGATGTGTTGTAATATCTAAGCATAGCAAAGAGTACAAATAATTGTACAGTAAATGAAAGGAGTGTACGTTTATGTACATAATCAAAGGATTTAAGAAAAACTCAGGAACGCTTAAAAACGGCAAGCCGTGGGATAACTACACGCTGTTTTGCCTTAAAGAAGAAAATGGTGTTACAGGATATGCAGTGCAGGCTGTGAAAGTTCCTACAAGGATATTGCAGGATACTTTCCCCGACAGTTCCGCACTTATCGACACGTCAATCAAAGTCAACTATGAAATCAGAACTTACGGCGGACAGGATAAGGCTGTTGTTGTAGGTATTGATATACTTTAATCAATGAAAGGAGATATATTCAATGGGTGCTTCACTTCTTGCTGATGAAGTCGCAATTACAAGCGGTATCAGCACAATTACATCAGTTGTAAGTCAGGTTTGGACAACAATGACAGGCAATCCGCTTGTAATGGCATTTGTCGGTGCTTCACTTCTCGGTGTTGGTATCGGTGTTGTAAGAAAGCTTACAAATGGTAAAGCTTAATTTTCGTGTACAACCGCTTGGGGGCGGAGCATCTGCTCCGCCCCCTATTTTTTTACGAAAGGAGAAAACAACATATGAAAACTAAACTACGGCGGTTCACCGCTGTTTTGTCCGCTATGCTGTGTATGATATGCTGTGTATTGTCTGCCGTTCCTGCGTTTGCTGATGATATAAATCATGGTGGCATTTCACAAGACACTGGTATTATTCATGCTGTTTCATATATGAAACAACAGATTATTGCCAAAGGTGGAACATTGGATAATAAAAATTATATGGCTGTTTGGTGTTATCCTAATGATTATGGTATTAATGTTAAATTAATTTCATTCCCTGATAATTCTATTAGCCTTATTGACGGCAAATATTCATTTGAACATTATACACCTGAAATCTGTTGTGATGTGTCTAAATGGGATTATACAAGTTGGGATGATTATGATAGGTATACTATATCTATATCGGAATCAACATCCATACAATTTAACGGAAATCAAGAATTTTATATTGATGAAAGTTCTTCAAAGTATTCATGGCATATAATTGATACAAATATGAAAATTACCAACAACGGCGAAGATGTAACACCTTCTGACCCTAATACTGTTCCTTCTCCGTTTACTGTTACATACAGTCCAGATTTAAAACTCAATCTCAAACGTAAAACATCTGACTTTGATACAAAATCTATTGATGTTACATTAACACTTAATCAAGATTATTTTGATTGGTATATACGCCGTTATGCAGAAATGAAAATAAATGTCGAATGTGGTAAATTTGAAAATGAAAGTATTAAGACTATTCTTGATAGTGGTGATATAGCTAAAACTCTTGATTTAACAGGCTGTGGTAAATCTAAGTGTATTTATTTTATATCTCTTTCAGATCCCTCTAAACCTCTTAGAACTGTTACACAAAACAGTGTTTATACATATCTATCTCAACAACGTTATAGTATTGTTGATAGAAATAATGGAGTTATAGATGGTTCAACTAGTACGGCTGTTTATGCTAATGGTTTATATCCCTATTTTAATACAGATTTTTCATATGATATAAAAACTCGTATGCAATCTGATATTGATTCTTCTAATTGCACATATGCAAAGTATCAGGAATTTGTTAAAGATTTGCCGTCATTCTCGTTTTCTATTCCTCTTAAAAATATCAATGCTGAAAAGTTTGAAGTTATATCTGTTTTAAACTCTATATTGACGTGTGAAACTGTATTTCCTACCGAAAGCGGTCAATCTGTTTTTGATGATAGTTTTAAATCAACCTATAATGTTGACAGAGGTCCTAATGGTGTTAACTTTAATAATATTGATTATATTAATGTTGATAAATGGGATACTGATGATACTGGTTATGCTGACTATTTTTCAAAGTCTGATTGTTATACTGTGTATTCCGAAAAATTCAGCTTTGACAGCTATCCTAAATATGTTCCTCTTAAAGATGGCAAGGGCAACGATATTGATATGATTAAAACCAACCCTTTTGAATATTCAATGCACCCTGTTAAACCTGGTACTTATCAATCAGTAGGGCAAGACGGCACACTTTCAGAAGAACGTACTGAGGAAGAACAGAAAAAGCATGATGAAGATGTAAAAAATGCTCAAAATTTTTCTAATGTTGATTTTGGTATAGACGGCATTAAGTCTATTTTTGACGGTACTTCTGTTTTTTACTCTTTTTTAACAGCGTCTATTGCAATCCTACCAAATTATTTTCTTATAATTCTTGGTTCATTCTTCGTTTGTATGTTAATGATTTGTGTTGTTAAATGGGTTTTAAAGTAAGGGGTGTTTGTATGGACTTCTTTAATCTTATGAAAATCATATTTGACCACCTTCTTATTATTTTTACGTATCGTATTCGCCTTGGATATTTCGATTTTACAATAGGCTCTGTAATTGTTGGTCTTTTCATTATCTCTTGCTCAGTTGCCCTCTTACAGTACCTTTTCGGTGATTAATATGATAGACCTCTCAGTATATTTGTTTTTATGTTTCATAATAATGCTTATTCTATGGCATTACAACAAGAAAGGATATTGATATGTTAGCTATACTCAAACTCTTTGTGATGATACTTTTTGTTGTTCTTTTTTTCTCTGCCCTCTGCGGTGTGGCGGTGTTTATTTCTGACATCAAACGTTTTAAGCTTGATACACAAATGAGCCTGCCACGCCAAAAGCTTATAGAGCGGTATATAGACCAGCAGGAACTTGAAAAGGGTGGTGATGATAATGCTGTATGATGTTGAAAATTCTTGTTACCAACTTCTTAAACTCTTAGGCTGTGATTTGTCCGCAATAGACACTATAACAACTTGGAAACAGTTTGGCGTGTTATGTATTGAATTTATATTCGCCTGCATAATGCTTTATCTGCTGTGGAAAATGCTCTATAATGCTATGATACGCTTTTTCAATCCTCGGAGGTGGTAGCCGTGTGGACTATTCTTGCTTTGTACATTATCTCTGTTATACTTTATTTTATTTTTAATTGGAGTGATAAATAAATGGTTATTTTAGATTATTTCGTCCGTCTGCCCGCCCTCACGGCTTATGTTGCATATGACAAAGCCACCGCCCTTTATTTCAACTGGAAACAGCTTTTTCAAGGTTGGGGTATACATTTATACGTCGGAAAATTCGGTGCAGGTAAAACTTCTCTTATGGTTACTGAGGCGTACAAGCTGTGCTGTAAGTATCCGCAACTTCATATCGTCACAAATATCAAGCTTTCGGGTTTTCCTGAATATACAAAGATTTATCCCCTTAACTCTCCGCAGGATATCTTGAACGCTCCTAAAAATACTTTAGTCTTGATTGACGAGATAGGAACGATTTTCAACAGCCGTGATTTTTCGGGCGGTCGCAACAGCGTTCCAAAAAGTCTTTATCAGCATTTGTGCCAGTGCAGAAAACGCCGTATGATGATACTTGCAACAGTTCAGCGGTTTAACCTCTTAGACAAGCAGATACGTGATATAACCGCTGATGTTACCGCCTGCCGAACACATTTCAGACACCCTTTTACACGGCTTATGACAGGCTATAAGTACGATATAGAGGAGTATGAAATGTACTCCGAAAATCATTCATATACGCCTGTGTGTTCGTCCACGGTCACACATTTGCAACGTAACCAGTACCGCAAGCTATATGATACTTCGGAACTTGTGACGAATATGCTCAACAAAGATTACATATCTGACGAAGAAATATTGCGTAATCGTGATAGTGAAAGTAATAATATCCCCCTTGACCGCAAACAGAATAAGCGTATGCGTAAGCAAAGCAAATGGTAGAAAAACACCGCTGAGATTGCCTTTAGGCTCTCAGCGGTGTTTTGTGCTATTGCATATCATCATATATATTATTTTCTTGCTCTGTTTGATACCCAGCAATTTCAGCTAATAATTTTGTTTGTTCTTCTTGTTCTATTTCCATATTGTGTAGATGTTTTTCAATACTGTCTACATTCCAAGCTATTTGAAAAAATCTAATTAATATCATTATGTTTATAATAATTACTATGATTACCGCTGTTATTTTAAGTATTCCAATCATGCCTAATGTTTCTAACATTTTATTTGTCCTCTTTCATTTTATTTTCGATTAATTCAACAATTAAAGCATTAAGACTTTTGCCCTGACTTTCTGCATAGTCCTTATATAATGCTCTCTTTCCTTTAGGAACTCGTACTTTTATTTCATCAAGTTTTGCGTGGTATTTGGCTACAGCTTTCTTTTCTGCATCTGTCAACATATTATCACCCCTGTTTTATTATACTATATTCTTTTCTATGTGTCACCATATAATTTAAACAAATATGTTCCCATATATTTATGCACATTGCCTATTGTAATGTGTGCCCATATATGTTATAATATATACAGACAAAGGGAAAGCGGATAACCCACAAACCGCAGAAAGGGTGTTTAAAATGAAAAAACTTGTACTCTATCGTGTTGAATTTTATATTAAAAAATTCGGTGAACATCATTATTTTTACTATTGCTACGCTCATAATGCTAAAGAAGCTCGCTCTTTTGCTGAAAATGCTTGGTATTCTTATAATACGTCTCATATGTTTCATATTTCTGTTTCTCGTGAACTTAACAGCTCTATTGTATATAATCTTTGTAACTTTTATCTTGTTCGTGATTATTAACAGTTCTAGGGGGTTGACTGTTTCAGCCCCATTCCATTAATCAAATATGAAAGGAGTGAGGATAATGCAGAATATGCCTACAGCTACAGAACTTGCGATAAAGTATGCAAAGCGTGAACAGCTTAGAATTATAATAGACAAGGCTCTGAACATTCATGCTGATTGCGAATATGAAGCTTTATCAAAGCTGATTAACGAACTTGAACAAATGCTTGAAGAAGCATAAAAAAAATGTAGTCGGCAATCCGTCAAAATACACCGACTACATATTCACACACAAACTCGGATATCCTCCGCTTTGTAACTCCGAGTATAACACAAATTTTATTAAATGTCAAGTTGAAAGGATTGTCGAAAATGACTATTTCAAACTACTATGTTCTTGAGTATCTTCACCTTTATCGTGAATACCGTAAAGCAATTAATATTTTTGATGCTTTTCTTTTGTATGGGAAAATAGAATACACTCTCGGTGAATTGCGGAGAGATCTTTCTCTTGACTATCAATTTCACTGTGCCCTTCATGATAGACTCTTTAATCTTTCTTGCCGTACTTGTGGAAAGTTCGGTAAACTTAAATCTCAGAATAATTTCTGATTTTTCTATCCGTTAAATCTATCATGCGAACGGCTGGGGGTGAATTGCGTATTGTTGGAATTGTTGGAATGTTGGAAACAACAGCTTACAGGTTTTCAACATTTCAATGATTTCAATGATTCGCAAGAGGGGAACGCCGTTCAAGATTCCCCCTCTTTACCTGTGGTTATGATGAAAGGACGATTGAAAATGAAAACTTCTAATCAGCTTGCAATGTATCGCGAAAGCCTTGTGAAATATGCTCTTAAGTACGGAGTTACAAAAACCGCTATCAAGTACAATACAAATAGACAATATGTCTATCGTTGGAAAAACCGCTATAACGGCACTACAAAGAGCCTGCTTAATCGTTCTCACCGCCCTAACTCTTTCCCTACTGCTCATACAGAAAGTGAAATAAACCTCATTAAGAGTTATCACCGCAGAAACAAGCACGCAGGGCTTGTAATGCTCTATGTTAAGCTTGTACAAGCAGGCTACAAGCGTTCTATCACAAGCCTTTACAGACAGCTCAGAAAGCTTAACGCTATTACTGTAAAGCTACCAAATCCGAAGATAAAGCCAAAGAAATACGAAACAATGTTTTATTGCGGTCAGCGTGTTCAAATTGATGTTAAAGTTGTTCCGACTTCTTGCATTATCGGTATTGAAAAATACTATCAGTATACCGCAATAGACGAGTACAGCCGTAAACGCTTTCTAATGGCGTTTAAAGAGCAAAGCACATATAGTACATATCAATTTGTGAAAGCCTTGCAAAACGCTTGGAAGTTCAAAATAGAATGTATTCAGACCGACAACGGCTCAGAGTTTACAAACCGCTTTACCACAAATAAGGATAAGCCCTCATTGCTTGATATTTGGTGCAAGAAACACAACTGCATACATAAGCTTATAAAGCCTATGACACCACGCCATAACGGCAAGGTTGAACGCTCCCACCGCAAGGATAACGAATATTTTTACGCCACACACAAATTCTATAACTTTGAGGACTTCAAGAGACAGCTTAAACGTTGGAACTATCAGTATAACAACATTCCGACACGTGCGTTAGATTGGAAAACTCCACAAAGTGTATATAATGACTATGTTAAATTTGGTGAAGTATACGAATTTATATATAATAAATAAAAAAATGTGTAACACATCATTGACAAACCAACAAATTTTTTAAACAAGTGAGGAGGTGATGTAGTGCTACAATAGAT